CGATGACCAGGTCGACGCGTTCGTTGCAGCGTTCGACGCACTACACACCAAGGCCTACCGCGCCACCGGCTTCTCGGATGGCTCGTTTGACTGGGGATAAACCATGCGCCCGAAGATTGTCACTATCAGCGAAAACAGCCCCGACAGCGGAGCTGCGAATGTGCCTTCGGTCGCTTACGTCGGCGGTCTCAGCTACTTCGACGCGCTCAGCATCATTGCCACCATTCAAGGAGCGACGGGCGACACGCTTGATGTCTACCTGCAGACCTCCTACGACATGACGCCGGGACTTGAGGCCGATAGCGTGGCTCGAATCTGGTACGACTACGCACATTTCCAGCAGCTGGCGGACGGTGCATCACCGATCAATGTGGCGCTGCATGTGAATCGTTCCACGTCGGTGACGGCTGAGACCATCATGGGAACCGGTCTCAATCCGGCGCTCGGAGTTAGCACCATTCTTGGTGGTGCGTGGGGCGACATGATCCGCATCCTCTTCGTTCCAGGCGCCAGCACGACCGCAGGCTCGGAACAGGTCGTCACCATCATCGGCCAGACGATCGCGCGCTGATGCACGGCCTCTACGCCACCAACATCGCAGGCTTTACGCAGGCCGAGCGACTTGCGCAACAGTGGCTGTCGCCGCGCTACCGCAAGCTCGATAGGCTTGAGCGATACGTGGTGGGCGAGCAATACGAAGGGCTGCCGGACTTCTTCAACCCGAAGCAAGACGTACCGCTGATGGAGCGCGCGCCAAACGTGGTGCACTCCATCGTTGAGGCCGCGATTCGGCAGCACTGCGACTTTGCGTTCGGCGAGGGTCGCTTCCCCGGCGTGAGCGCGGCGGCTGACGACGACGAGCGGCTACTCGGCGAGGGCATGCCCGACGAGATGGCGCAGCTCTACGAAGCGTGGCTGCGGCTGCTCATGCGCAACGCCTGCTTCCCCGAGGCGTGCGGAGACGCGCTCGCCAACGCCGAAGCGTGCGGCACGGCGGTGTCGGTGGTCGCGCTCGTGAGCGGATGCCCGACCATCCAGACCCTGCGCGCCAAGTGGTGCACGCCAGAGTTCGACGAGAGCGGTAGCACCATCGTTGCGCTCGAGGTGCAGTACCCCTACTTCTGCTACGAAAAGAGCGACCAAGGCCAGTGGATGGTCTACGCCAAGCTCTACCGCAGGCGCATCGATGCGCAGCGCGACGTGGTGTACAAGCCGCTCGACATGGCCTCGATAGGCGCAGCACCACGAGACGATCAGTGGCAAGAGGACCCGGCCAAGAGCGTGACGCACGCCCTCGGGTTTTGCCCGGTCATCTGGTACAAGCTGCGCTCGTCGTACGAGCACGCGAGCGAGATTGATGGCTACCCCATCCACGGCACGCAGCTCGACGAGCTTGACGCGCTGAACTACTCGCTGTCGCAGCGTGGGCGCGCGGCTATCTACAGCGGCGACCCACAGGCGTACGAGACGGGCGTGGACCCGCAAGCGCCACCGGCTGGCGGCATGGGTCGAGCTGCCATCGTGCCCGCCAAGGATGGCAGCGGTTACGTATTCGGCTCGACCACCGGAGGCCGACCTGCGCGCAAGAAAGGCGCAGGCACGGTGTGGAGCTACGAGAATCCGGAGGCGAAGGTCGGGCTGCTTTCGCTCCCTGGCGATGCGCTCAACAGCATCAGCGACCACGTCGCCGACATCTGCGACAAGATTGGCGAGGTGCTCGGCTACACGAAGGCGAGCCCCGAGACGGTCAAGGGAGCAATGAGCGGCAAGGCGCTTGCGTTCCTGTACCACCGCACCACCAGCTTCGTTGATGGTCTGCGGCAAGACTTCTGGCACGGCTGGATGGTGCCCACGCTGAACATGTTGAACCGCGTGGTGTACACGCAGGAAAGGCGCGCACCGGGCTCGGTGTATATCCACGGCGTGCAGCGCGCCATGCCCATTCTCGCGACGTTCAGCGTGGACGTGCAGGGCGTGACGATGTGGATGCCCCCGCGATTGCGTGCTCGGTGGGGCAAGTACTTTGGCCTCACCGCGCAGGACGAGGGTGAGGTCGTGCGCATGACCGTGGACGCGTACAACGCCCGCGTGATTCCGCTGCGGCTGGCGCTCGAGAAGCTGCAGAACATCTACCCGCACGACGACAGCGAGAAGCTGTCCGAGGAGATGGAGCACGAGCTCGCCGAGCAGGCCATGCACGAGGCCGCCGTCGTCGCGCAGCAGAACGCCAAGGCGCTCCAGGACGCCGAAGAAGAAGGGCCACCGTCCAGCGTACCAGGCGCACCACCGAGCGAGCCTGCGCCAGACAGCGAAGAGGCTGGACCTGGCAGTGAGCCCGGCTTCGCGGAGGACGACGAACCGCCCAGCACGCAGCGACCCGAGAGCCTGCGCAGCAAGAGGCGTCGAGCGCGATGATTGCTGACAGGGAGGCGCGGCGCATCGCGGCTCCAATCCTCGCAGCCGAGGAGGAGACGCTCGACGGTGCACGCGACGAGCTGCAGGACATCGCGCGCGAGTACGAGATCAAGCGAACAGACACGCCGCAGCGGGCAGAGCAAAAGGCGTCGCGCGCGAAGGAGCTCATGGCGGCGGCGTTGCTCGCTTACTTGCTCTTGCGTCGCCGCAAGGGCAGCGAGGCTGGCATCGAAGCGGCTCGCCGCAACCTCGGTCGCTTAGGTCTAGCAACCACCATGGCAGCCACGCTCGGGCGCGCGCTGTCAGTACCTGTCGCTCGCGCCACTTCACCGTTGCGAGTAGCGGTGGACAAGTTCACCACGCGCCTCGTGCGCGGCTCTCTCGCGAGCGTGCCTGGTGCGATGGTGCGGCCATTGCCTCGCGTGCGACCTGGCCTTCCAACGCTTCGAGCGGCACCAGCTGCAGCCGTTCGACCTCGCGTGATTGTGCCAGTGCCGGGCGCCATTCGCGAAAGCATGCGCGCGCACGATGGTGGACTCGAGCGCATCGTTCAGGTCGAAACCTGGGAAGGCGCTAGTTTCGAGCTGCGACGCATGGATCAGGTTGCGATGGTGCTAGACCCAAGCTTGCAACGCGAATGGGTCGCAACGCTCGACAAGCGCACGTGCCCCGTGTGTCGAGAGATGGATGGCAAGATCGCGACCGCTGCCACACCGTTTGACATAGAGCCGCCGGTGCACCCATATTGCCGCTGCGTGGTGTTACTGACGAGGGGCTAGCGATGGCATTCTGCGGCTACTGCGACACAGAGACAATCGCCGGCGCACAGATGGTGCAAGACGGCGGTGCGATCAAGATTCTCGACTGCTGCACCAAGTGTGGGAAGCCGTACAAGGAGCAGCGCCAGATCGATACGATGCCCGAGCTTGAGGCGAAGCCAGCGGCAACAACGCAGGCGACGGCGAAGGTGGTGGCGCATCCGGCCAGCACGAGCACGGCGAGCACCATCGTCGAGCAAGCTCGCGCGCGGCTAGCACAGGTCGAGGCAGAGCTACAGCGCATGCAGGCGCTACGAGCAGAGCGCGCGACGCTGCGGCGAATCGTGCGAGCAACACGAGGCAACCCATGAAGCAGTGCATCGCGTGCAAACACATTGAGGCCAACGACGCAGCCAAGACGTGCCCCAAGTGCGGCGAGGGCTCGTGGCGACAACTCGCACCGAAGGCTCAAGAGCCAGCAGCGAAAGCCGCTGAGGTTGAGGCCGTCGAGGACGTGCCGATCGAGCCTGCCAAGCATCTCCCCGAGCGCCGTCGTCGGCGTCTCTAGTCTCTCATCCCCCCACAGGAGTCCCACGACATGGCAACGATTTACGGAGCGATTCGCGGTATCAAGGTCATCCAGGAGCCGGTGAGCGGTGGCGCCCAGGGCGCTGCGCTCATCAGCTTCACCGTCGGCGCGTACACCGCGGCGAGCGACAACGTGCAGCTCGGCGGCGGCGGCACCTACAACGGTTCGAGCACCTCGAGCACGCTCGCGCAGCTCATTCAGAGCGCCCGCCGCGACGGCAAGACCGTCACGCTCGGCCTTCCGGCTGCGACCAACGTGAACGCCGCCATGATGGTGCAGAGCGGTTTGCAGGGCTCGACTACCTACTTCCTCGGGACGTTCGTCATCTCGAGCGGCAACATCACCTGCAACATCGCGAACAGCTCGGGCACCGAGATCGACGCCGCTTCGGGTGTCGAGGACCGCCCGTTCCAGATCATCGTCGCCATCTCGCTCTCCTGAGCGAAGGCGTAAGCACAAGAACCGCGTCTCCACCAACGCCCACGCGAGCGGCAATCGCGGCAAGGAGAAGCCATGGAGCATCCCGACACTGAAGAGCTAGTCAACCCCGCCGAGGTCAAGGTCGTACCAGACGCCCCGGCACCGCCTGCAACGCAAGCGACGACCGACCAGCAAGACCCATCGTGGCTCGCTGGACGGCTTGAGCGAGCGAAGGAAGCGGCAATGAAGGACATCGCGCGCATGCTCGGCGTCGAGAATCTCGAGAAGGCGAAAGCCACCCTCGAGGCGGCTCGCAAGGCCGAGGACGAGCGCAAGACGGAGCTTCAGCGGCTCACGGAGCGAACGGTGGCCCTCGAAGCTGCCGCGAAGCGAGCGGAGCAGCTGGAGGGCGTCTTGTCGCAGCGTGCGGAGGTCGAGCTGGTCGGGTTGACTGACGCTCAACGGTCCGCGGTGCTGGCTCTCGCGGGCGAGGACAAGGCGGCGCAGCTGCGAGCCATCACGGCTCTGCGGCCCACGTGGCAGGCCGCTAGCGCGGCTTCTACGGCTGCGACGACTCCTAGCCAGGCAGACCCTGCCTCGACGGCTGCAGCGGCTCCACGCGTGGCGCCGGCGAGCACCAGCGCGGCAACGACGCAACCCGCTTCCACCAGCGCGCAGCCCACGGTGGACCACAAGGCGGAATACTCACGGCTGCGCGCCACGAATCCGGTGTTTGCGGCTCACTACCTGCAAGCGTACCGGAGCGAGATCTACCCAACCAAGTGACTATGCGGCCCGACACTGCGGCTCGGGCTTCGGAGGACTGAACCATGCCCGTCATCTCTCGTGCGTCTCTTCCCGAGGAGTTCTTCGACATCACGTCGGCGATGCTCCTCATCCAGCCCGAGCCCCAGTACATGTACGCTCAGATGTGGAAGTCGGCGCTCGGCGCTGCCCTTCCGCAGCCTGCTGGGCTCGGCCTCCCCGGTCGTCAGCTGCTCCAGACCGGCTCGGCGGTTCCCCCCATCGAGTCGATGCGTTTGGTGCTCGACGACGCCGTCTCGTCGCAGGCCATCAAGGTCGTGCCCGAGCTCGGTGCCGGCGTCGGCCACACGGTGCGCATCAACCGCCCGTTCTACACCGACAGCACCTACACGCTGACCTCGCGCACCATCGCGGCGGGCGCGACCATCAGCACCACTCCGCTCAACATCTCCATGGAGCAGGTGCCGCTCACCATCCAGCGTTACGCTGGCCCCTACGGTTCGAGCGCGGTGCAGCCCTACGGCGTGGACCGCTTCGATGCGACGCGCGCCGTGCACAACGTGTCCGAGCTCGTCGGCCACTACCTCAAGCGCGACTTCGACAAGTCCATCGACTCGTGGCTCGTTGCCCTGCTCGATCAGGCTTCGACCGCCGTGTACCCCACGGGCATGAGCGCCCCCAACGACGCGCTCACGGCCAACTCGTACCCGCTCGACTTCGAGCAGCTCACCCGCGTTGAGCGCTCGCTCGAGGACGCCAAGATCCCGACCTTCGGCGACGGGAAGTACGTGTGCGTGCTGACGCCGCTTCAGGTGCAGCAGCTCATGGTGGACCCCATGGCGCAGCGCCTCGCGGTGTTCGAGCCCCCGGCCAACCCACTGCTGGCCAAGAGCTACTACAAGTCGATCGGTCGCCTGCACATCTACAAGTCGCAGACGCTCAACACGACGCTCAACAGCTCGAACGTTGCCGTGCAGTACGGCCACGCGTTCGGCCCTGGCGTGTTGCTCTCGGCCATCGGCGACCTGCCGCGCGTGATGCCCAACACCAACGACAACTACGGCGAGCAGGTCCTTGTGATCTGGCTCATGTACGCGGCGTTCGGCTTGGCGGATAACCGCTTCGTCGTGTCGGTC